GACCTCCTCCTGTCATCTGTGGGTTTTATACTTAGACAATACAAAATAATTTTGGGAAAACACATCTTTTCAAAAAATGCCGGGACGTTTTGAACTGAACATTTTTCTATTTTTTTATTGATAATCGTATTAAAGGATACAATTCTCTTTATATTGGTAAAAATATAAAGAGAATTGTAAAATTTGATCGATGAGAACAGTAAAATGATAATTATAAATGGCAGAAGATAAAAAGAAGTATATCGGACCTAAAAAGGTATCCGTATGATTTTTTCATGCGAATCAAACGCAGTACGTAGAAGGGAGGGTTTAAAACCATGCCACTCATACCGTATAAGTACCATTCAGGGTCATGAGTGAAAGTGCCTTTTTTAAAGTAAAGAGTTCAAAACGAAGTAACCCAGAAGCCCGAACCACACTCGATGCAATCCACCATCAAAAGATTCAAAGTATGATGGAAGAAAAAGATAAAGTTGGATTGTATAAACAAGAACAGAATGCTCTTAAAAAGAAAATGAGCGAAACAACTTCTGATATGGAGATCTGGCGAGTAGAACGAGAAATCGAAGCGTTGGAGAAGAAGATCCGCTCCATTGAAGACGGATCCGAAATGATGGATTATTATCTTCGAACGGGTGATATTCTGTATCATTATTACGATATCCAGGATCAAATCCAGCAGGGCACTGCAAATTTTGTATCGAATAAGGCAAAGCCAGGCTCCATTTTGGCTATTCTAGAAGAGGTTGCAGAGGATGAACATTCGTCCACAAACGTGTTTGCCCTGTCTTCTAGTGAAAACGAGCAGAAGACGGAGGGATCCAAAGAGAAGAAGAGCTTCCAGCGAAATCAACTTCTGAATGATTATCTACAGATTGAAGATCCATCAATGGGTCGAAATACAATGGAAGAATATGATGATCCTTGGACAAATTGTGAAAGTTGTGGAAATGAAATGATTATGTGTCTCAATGAAGCGAATCTGACATGCTCCAAATGCGGTCACCAAGAGTTTATTTTGGTAGACAGTGATAAACCATCCTATAAGGACCCGCCCCGAGAAGTCTGTTATTATGCCTATAAAAAGATCAATCATTTCAATGAATGGTTGGCGCAATTCCAGGCCAAGGAAAGCACAGAAATTCCAGCCGATGTATATGATGAGATTTTACTACAATTGAAGAAAGAACGCATTACCAATATGGGTTCGTTGAAGCCCACAAAGTTGCGTGAAATTCTTCGTAAGATGAAATGCTCAAAATATTATGAGCATATTCCGCATATTATTAATCGTCTGAATGGTCAAAATGCACCCTTTATGTCGCGCGAAGATGAAGAAAAGTTGCGCCATATGTTTCGCGAGATTCAGCCATCTTTTAAGAAGCACTGCCCGAAAGGCCGTCGTAACTTCTTGTCATATGGATACGTCCTTTATAAATTCTGCGAGTTGCTAGAGATGGATGAGTATTTGGCATGCTTTCCCCTGTTGAAAAACCGTGATAAATTGTATTTACAGGATAAAACGTGGGAGAAGATATGTCAAGAAATGAAATGGGGGTTCATTCGCACGACGTAGGCTGAAATCGAGATTCTACTGTATTTTGTATCATAAAATTTAAAATTCGATTGATACAAAATCCCTATTTAAAAATACAACATTTGTAAAAGTAGGTATCTACCAATTCCATCACATAAATAAAAATAACCCCTCTACAAAGATGGCAGCTGTAGGTTCGGAATTTTTATATCATCTCGTGGTTAATAACATTGCACCCATCATGGCATCGAGTGTTGCTGGACTGTATACAAATTATTTTTCAGGACGAAACGCCCCGACCCCTACTCTGGTTCGGTCCGAAACCGACGATGAGCGTGAATTGGATTTATTACAAATGGAACGTATGTTAAAATGGATGAGTTTGATTTTTGAAGACTCGTTTGTACCCGTTGATAAACCTGGTGACATTGTTCCAACCGATGATACTCACAAGGCTTATAAGAAAGAGTTGTACAGTATCTACGTAACCATTTGTTCGGATTTCACTCAATACCAGAACTGGAAAAAATACAATTCGACCATATGGATGTTCTCTTCTTATCGAAACAAAAATACAAAAGCGTTGGCTCGAAAGATTCTAGGCGATGTTAAATTGTTTCACGAAGGTCTGAAAATGTTCTCGATGTTTGAGAAATTACAAAATTGACCAATCCATATCACGATAATCATTCAATCATGTCGCTTTCACTTCATCTCCAATTTCTCGAACAACGCATGGCGACCATGTCGTGTCTTCCCTCTCGCTTTGAATATTATTCCGCTATTCATCTCACAAAACTCCACAATGTCTGCTTTTATGCCTACAAGGATATTCCTATTAGTCATAAACGTTATGCAGGATTTCCTCTTACCGATAAAGGGATCGATCTGATCGATGAGACATTTAGTCACATTGGTCAAGTCAAATATTATGGACCTCGTTCTAAAATTCATTATGGCAAACTATCTACCTTTCTCGCGACTCCCATTCTGGTCGGTCGCAAACATCTTCAAATGACACTCATTCGAACCCATCATTCGAAACTTCATTCTGAAATTCATCAAATTGTTCAAAGGGGGGATCTGAATGATGTGACACTATGCGCTAGAGAATTTATGCAAAATGTGCAGGGTTAATAATTATTTATATTGTTTTCATGATAATTAACTCGCACTCTTGAATTATTTTTCTTTTTCATTTTTCATTTTCATCTCACGAATTTTCTTAAGAATTATACCATATATATTTTGATAGATTGGCATTTTTAATGTCAATAACTGTTTCGTATATTCTTCTATCATTCCTTTAAATGTTTTAGAAGCACTCTCATCATAAATGTCTTCATCCCAGTATGACATATTTAATGATGGATCCATCATATCCAGTTCTGCAAGAGTACTGTCACGTGCAATGCTTCTAGTTTTAAGCTTTAATTCTTCTTCGTTATCAGACGATTCGATAATCTCTTCTAACGTTTTATCATCCACAAGCATAGCTGAAATTCCATAATCAATAAGCATACAATCAATGTTATCATTAAACATGACATTATCTACATGTAAATCACCATGAAAAATGCCTACTTTATGCAATGCAATGATAGCATCTTTTATTTTATTTACGATAAACGTTATTTTAGAATTTATACTATCCGCACTATTTGGAAATACTATTTTTTTTGGAAAATGTGTTTGTTCACCGTGGCTTATAAACGAACTTTCAGGAAGCAAACTGAGCATAACATCTTTTAGTGAATATGGCATACGTTCCATAATTGCAATCCCCTCCGTTTTTGTAAGATATACACTACGAACCTTTGGAGAAATACCAACATTCGCCGCAATGGATTGTAATTTAAATTCTGTCAAAAATTTTTTAGGAGAAGATGATCCACCAAATAGTCTAAATGTAAATGGTACAATTTTTGTTATATATTTAGATTGATCTTCTCCACATGATGTATTATACATAGTTCCAAAATGGCTATTTGCACCCATACGTTTTCCTCGTTTATAAGAAGGGCATCCCCTATCATCCGTTAGAGCACATGTTGCTACATCGTCATTCTTACCAGAAATAAATGAGATATTATATCTATTCTGACCATTTAATCTGGTCATTCCAGGTATGGAACAATCAATCGGGTTTTCTCCAAAGAATGCATTAAATATGCCTCTACCACGCATGGTATGGCGTCTCTTAGAGTTTACATTCCGTTTTGTGTATCGTCTTTTAGACTTTACAGCACGTCTTGTGTACATCCTATCTATATTACATAATAAACGATTTTGTAATATACATGATATGGAAGAAAGTTCTTCAAAATGAAATTCAAAAATTAGACGGCTCAGAGCCTCAGTGTAGTTTTATTAGTTCAAAACCACTGTACGAATCACATATTTCAAAACTTAGTGATGCCATTCATTATACAATTATTCATCCAACAACATAATATCCAGTTATATGGAAAATATGTTATTTTTAATGATTTTAAGGAAAGTGACGTAGGGTGGGGGTCATACCGTGTTTTATTTTAATACGCGAAACGGATTCGAGTTTATTCAAAAATGGGTACTTACAAGCGGGCCGGGAAGCCGACGAGGTTGGCGCCGAGACCGAAGCCGGCACCCTGACGGGCAGTCACGCCAACGGAGGGCGAGACAGCGTCAAGGACGGCAAAGACGACGGCGGCGAGGACGGCGAGGGTGGCGACCTCATCGAGAGGCAGAGCGCGCTTCGGGATGAAGATGGCAGCGGCGGCAATAACGAGACCCTCGATCAGGTACTTAATGATGCGATTGACAATTTCAGCAAATCCGTAACCAACCATGATTCTATATTTACACGCAAGAAAAAAACTCGTCGGAACCGGTATATTATTCATCGTCTGAGTTTAAAGCATCCCTATCTGAAAGATTGTAGAGATGAGCTCAGACAAGAACGCCGTAATCGAAGATTTTTTGGACGAGGATACCGAAATTCCAGGCCAGCGCTACGTCCTTCTCAGTTTTATCAGCCCGGAGAAAGTTCTCGATAAAAAGGAACTCTTCTTCTTCCAGAAGTTTCTCCATGCGTATGAGGTGGACTGGAAGATTAAGAATCTGGAGAAGTACATGGTTGACATTGTAAAGAACATCAATGATCAGCTTGATGAGCGCTCCACAGAGTTGGAGAAAGCCGATCAGATGGCGTCTGCAGAGATTTGCCGTAAGAATCGCCTGCGTCTGGACGATGTGATGAGCCAGTATGGTCCGTTTATTCAGAAGAATAAGGCGGATTTGAACAAGACCAAGATCGTGGAAGCGTATGATGATTTCATGTACACCCACAAGACAAAGCTGGAGGAGGAGTTCTACGCTCTGAATGAGTTCCGTACCTCCATTCGTGGAGTTAAGGTCCGCGGTGTGTATGGTAACCCGAAGGAAGCTGAGCTCAAAGCTAAGAAGCTTCAGTCGAAGGATAAGTATCACAACATCTTTCTGGGCGAGGTGGGCAAGTGGACTCCGTGGGATCCCTCTCCGAACGAGATCAAGGATCAGGAGTACAACAACGATCAGCTGAACAACCTGATGAAGAAATACAAGGAGAATGAGGATTCTCGTGAGCAGTTCTTTGAGGAGCGCACGAAGGGCGCGAAGCAGGTGTCAGGCGCGTCCGTTTCAGGCGGTTCCTCGTCGGGCCAATTCGACAGCATGTTTGGTGTGCAGGGTGATTTAGCCCTTCAGCGCAAGATGGATAAGCCAGTTGTAACGATAGAGAAGATCGCCGAGGATGAGGCGAATGCACCCGCTCCCGAGAATTCGGTGGTCACCCCCGACAGTGCATAAAACGAGAGGTGTAGTAGAATGAGCATTGATCGCTCTGTTGGATTTTATTCCATAAAGGTTGTCTCCCTTTTCATTGTATCGATTCTGTATTTCATAACCGGTTCTATTTTTTCACTGATACTGGATGAAGCAGTCCCTGCAAATGACCCTGTACAACAATCTACCATTATGCTTCTCGCAGAAGTATCCATTATTTTTGGAGTGATTGGTATTGTTTTTTATATGAATCGCATGTTGATTAAGAAAATGCCATTTTTCTTGGACGGATATTTTGGGTTCCGATATTCATTGCTTCATGATGCGGCAAGTGGAATGATTGTCGGATATATCTTGTACGCATATCAAGATAAATTAATCTCAAAACTAAAAGAATTGCGTGTGCGATATACGGACATCTATGACCGCGTGGGTCAATCCGTTCGCAGCGCTTATCATTCTGTGTTTTAGAAGTATATCGTAGCAACATAATATCATATGAGTATTCCATATGATATTAGTTTGTTCATACATCTATATCATTTATGCAAAGAAACCAACATCAGGTACATCTCCGCCTACGTACAATGGGATGCACGAATTGGACGGGCCGTCGCAAAACGTGCCTTCCGGGCAGGATTGTCCATTTTCATTTGGTGATCCGCATCTGTAATTCGTGTTTGGATCCGGGTACGCAACACTTGCCATCGGATTGACCGGCTGTGCAGGGGCGCGCACGGGTCCGCTGGAGGACTCATTCTGACCCTGGGCCAAATCCTGAAATCCTGAAATGACAAAATGAGGCTCCATGCGATCAATGTAACGTACAATCATCGGCAGCACAACGACTGCCACAACCAATAATACAAGCATCGCGCCAATTCCCATTGCTTTCGGATGAGCCATTTTCTAGCAGTTAGTGAGGTTTTATTATAGTCAATAAGAGGCCGGCGGTGTCATGTGAAGATCGGAGAAAGAAGGAAGAATTGTCGCCACATCCGAACGACAATATCCATTAATACACCGTACATGTTCACCTACGCATCTGGGTAGATCCACTCCGCAACGTAACGGGCCCTGGGTCGCTTTCTCTTCTACATTATTCATATGCGATGAGTAATATACATATGATATAGCTCCTACCATCAATATCATAAATATCACGTGAATTACTTTTTTGTTCATTCTACTTTAGTATCTTTTTTGTACATTAATGGCGGGTCCTTTCAGTCTCTGAGAAGCACGCGGATCAAATTGTGATTGATCCTCTTCCTCTCTGCCACGCGCCAGCATCTCTGACTGACGCCACAATTCTGGCGCGCCCATCTTGAATTCGCCATGAACTTCGGCCTTATACCAAAAAATAGTATCTTCCAATTTATTACTTTGCGTATTGTTATTAATGACCAAACATTCATAATTTTGCGTACATTGATCCATCATTTGGCAGAAAAATTCAAAGGACGGAAAGGCGGAACCATAATTCTGATAGAGACGCTGACGATTGTTCATATACGGCTCTCTCAGAATAAAGACATAATCGACGTTCGTACGAAGAGCAGGCTGAATACCAAGTGGAAACTGCATAGTAATAATAAAAAATACTTTGAGCCAACGACCGTTCATAAATAGATAGCGAATGTTTTTATCGTGAGTCCACGAATCGTCATACATACAGTCGTCCAAAATCAAAAACGCTCTCGGATCAATATTCGACTTGATTCCTTTCTCTAGATCTTGTTGAATCCGTTGCATCACAAGTTTTTGGCGCTTTACGAAATTTGCCAAAATAACCGCATTGTACTCTCCGTGAATGAACATGGGAGGGACGATCTTTTTAAAGAAACCGTTTGACTCTTCTGTTCCGGAAATGACACACCCCATTGGCAAATCTTGATGATGAAACAACAAATCACGAACCAGAGTGGACTTACCGGTACGACGACGACCAATGAACACTGCAACCGCATCTTGCGGAATTGTTTTCATACCGAACTTCCGGAGATTGACATTTAGACCACCTTGTGCTGCCATACTAATTCTACTACAGTCCATTGAATTGTTGTGCGCTTCAGAAACACGCACACAAGTCTTCCAACCAAAGAGATGAAAGCGGTACGAAAGACGCTTCTCCAGGAGCCTTGTCGAAGTCGCGACCTTACAGAAAATGAACGTGAAACCTTCTCTAATTATGATCATTTGCAACGATATTTTCCAGCTCTCGATCAATTCACCATCCCTAAATCGGCGCTTTCCCATAAAAACATGGAACTCCCCACGAAGTATCAAATCAGTCAGTGGAATTCACAAGATCGCCCAAAATTTTGGAGTGCTATGCGCACACCGGTATCCACCGATGAGAATGCAGATCCCCCCATCCCTGAATTGTGCAATGTATTTGTTAAAACCGTTCACCTATTGAACCCGATCGATATCATCAAAGAAAAATACATCTGCCCAGATCACCCTCTTCTGCCTCAAAGCGAGAAGACATGGAAGAGTACGCTTCTCAAGTTACATAGCCATAATAATCAAGCATATGTCGATGCCGTATGCAACTTTGTGTTAAGCCGATTTCGAGAGTTAGATTTAACACCGCATTGTATCTTGTCATATGGATCATTTACGGGAATCAGTAAAAATTATCAGTACACAATTACGAATGAGTATGATACCTATCGTCAATGTCGTTGGTTTTGGAAGGGTATGGAATCTCATAGTGCACGCTTAACGGTGCTTCATGAAAATAAGGCTGCCATTCCCAATTATGACGAATTCTATCGAGAAATTACCACTTGTCCATTTGAAGACGGAGATGAATCCGATGTAGAATTGGAACCTCTTGACCTAACGGACGATACCGACAGTGATGCGGAATCAGTTCAATCCGTTACATTTGATACGATTGAAGAGCACGCCGACAATTCTTCCAATATGATGGAGATCAATCAATCGATCACACGACGCCACTCTTGCAAGAGATCCGATTCATCTCATTCGGATTCTGGATCAGATTCGGATTCTGGATCGGATTCTGGATCAGAGTCTGGTTCGGAGGCTGAATCGGAAGTGGAATTTGATATTTGTTTGGAACTCCCCAATATGCCAATTATTATGATTGCCCAGGAGGCGCAAGAAGGTGTGATGGATACATTGTTAGATGCTGACGAGATTGATGGATTTGAGCGCGAATCACAGGGATGGGAGGCACGCTGGATCGCTTGGATGTTCCAAGTGGTTTCGGCGCTCACTTTTTTACAGAGCGCGATCTGTTTTACACACAACGATCTCCATTCCAATAATATTCTTTGGCGAAAAACGAATAAAAAGTTTTTGTATTACCGAAAGCGCGATGGAACCGTCTGGAGAGTTCCGACATTTGGAAAGATCTTTACGATCATTGATTTCGGTCGATCGATCTTTCGTCTGGGTCGCCATCTCTGGGTTTCCGATGATCACTGGCCCGATCAAGATGCCGGAGATCAATACAATTTCGGACCATTCTTTGATCATTCCAAACCCAAGGTATCTCCCAATCCGTCATTTGATCTCTGTCGGTTAGCGGTCAGTTTGATCGACGGTCTCTTCGATGAGCCGCCGCAAAAGAAGAAGGGAAAAGGAATTCCGATCATGAGCGAAGAAGGATCCTGGAAAGTGTATGAGACGAAATCGCCCCTTTACAACCTCCTTTGGAGTTGGACGATCAATGACGCAGGCCAGACCATTTATGAGACAGAAGAGGGAGAAGAGAAATACGAAGGGTTTGATTTGTATATCCGGATCGCACAAGATGTTCACAGTGCCATTCCAAAAGATCAACTTCATCGCCCAGTATTTCAGCAATTTGTCTGGAAGAATAAAGTGCCATCGGACGAAAAGGTGTACTCACTTGGTGTATAATTTTTTGATTGTTGAATAGAATGCGACGTCGTACTTCGAAGAAAGTTTACAAGTGTGTACGACAAACCGCTAAAAAATACACAAGCCGCTCTTCTCCTCCCTACCCTGCACAAGAGTGTCCTAACAAAAAGATGAAAGGAAATGATGGGAGAATGTATATCTCGCTTAATTCTGAATTCGCACCATCCTATCGATGGTATCCGTATTCAAAAGAGTTGATGAAACGTCGAAATGGAAAGTAAATATCGATATCCATTTATCATATAATGAAAACATCATATGATAAATAATAAAACAAGTAATACATCTAATTGGTCTGGCAATCTCCTGTAAGAGGTGCACACGGGCATCCATTCATCACAATTGTCACACCTCCGTCCTGCTTGCGATAGTACTTCATATTACCGTCTTTCACGGTGTTGATAATGGATTGATCGAACACACCGAGACGAGAAGCATAGCCCGCACTGGGGTTAGAATAATTCTGGATGCGATTGATAAAATCGCCGGATTGCGCTTTGTTCATGCGTCGCTGGGTAATTTGAGAAGCATCATAAATAGTAGTCGGCATGTCTACCGTATTGCTATAAAATTATACTAGCCTATCGACCAATTAAACGTGGTGGACCAACTTGTAACTCCATATCTTCTCCCATACTTACACCACTAAATGAGGGCATAGACGGCAGACTGGTAGGCAATTCCATAACGGGAAATAGATCCGGAACAAGTATACCTGTAAATGCAATTAAGATCGAGCCACTGATGAAATCTTGAATAAATTGTATATTTCTATATTCCTTATCCTTGTATCTTGAACCGACGAAGCTCATCACGATGAACAGGATTCCTCCCACAAGCATCCAGGGGAACCATACGGGTATCATTTCCAGTTCGTGTGAGAAAAACACACGTGTCCTGTCCGCACTTACAGTTCCTCATAATCTCCCAAACCAATTGATTCGGATGGCGCATTAAATTCATCCAACGTTTCAATCTCCATATCATTTTCTATCGAGGTTCCTTGTTCTTCTAGGATGTGGAGAACCGGGCCGGAATCGTGTTCCGAATTGGAAACGGTTTCCTCGTTCTCATTTGATTCCAAGATCATATCGGAATCCGTTGGATGTTCAGAATCAAACATAGCATTAAATTCTCCAAAACGAACACTGGGTTTATTATCTAGCATGATAACGCCCGTAGGGGTTTCTTTAGGAATAGATGGTTCTGGTACAGATTCCGATACAGCCTCAGACATAAGTGTATGTGGAGCGGGAACAGGAACGGGAACTTCAGAAACCTCTTGTGTATTCATATTAACCGGCGGAGGAACATTGAGTTCTTCTTTTTTCTCTGTCTCTTCATCGCTATCTTCGTCCTCTTTTGATGCCGAATCATGGTTAACAAAGTCTTTCAAAATAGACTTAACAGGCACAAGACTTCGCACAGCTTGAATAATTCCTTCGTGTAACATGTTCTCAATGTTACGATAGTTCTGCTGTTTTTCCATGCCCGGAATACCATCTCGAAATAAATACGTCGAGCTCCATAATAACTTGGCTGTTTCACATAATACTTTAAATAAGAAATGCTCCACTTTTGGAATATTGATTTCCACCTTCTTATTGTTTGTCGAAAGACGAATGGCGGTTAGTACTTTGGTATGCGCAATGAATACCGCCGTAAGAAGATCCTCCAAGTAGTCACACCCAGAATTGGCCTGGATGACATGAATTTCATTGACCACTTTCTCCATATTCCAATCATGAATCTCATTCAAGTAATTTTGAAATTGCCAAAGAGCACGCTTTGGCTCTTGAACCATCACACGTTTTGCTTTTTCCAGCAATTCGACATAGAATTGAAAATAAGCCGGAACGAGGAAAACACAAAGTTGTTTTGTATATTCGGTACGAGCATCGGAATATACGGAAAGGACCGAATCACGATTCATTCTTCTTCCTTCTGTGGTGTTGTCGTGACCCTATCGAACGCACGACGTTCAAGTGTACTTCCCAAAAAAGCCCACAACGAACCGGCCAATTCTGTACAGACACCGTAGTCTTTCAATACACGATCGTCCGATAGCAAAGAATGAATAAACAATTCAGGATGATATCCTTCTTGGATATATTGCGGCAATTTATCGGAAGATAGGTGTTTCATTTCTTCTCGCTCTTTCCTACGATGCTCAAGAGTATGGTTCCACGTGTCAGAATAATGAAGTTGTAATTGTGCACATTGTTTCGCACGTCGATATGATAATTCGTTTGTTGTTAGATACTCTTTGATTTCGGAACGATTCACTCCTCGGATGGTTGACAGATAATGATCGAGATCGGTCCAAGATGGAAGACGGATTCGCTTCATTTTACAACGTGACCGAATGGGCTCTTGAAGACGTCCTGCATCGCGGCATTCCAAAATAAAGAGAACCTCCGAAGCATGTGTTTCAAGAATACGACGAAGAAATGCTTGTGCTTCTGGTGTCAGATCGTCCGCGCCTTCTAGCCACAAAATGGCAGGTTCCGTTCGGCGTGCCCAAATATGAAGTTTTTGGCGCCCGTCTCGGAGAGTCCGATCTTTTCGACACGGACAGACAAAGAGTTGTTTTTGAATTTCTTGTGCATACTTCTGGATCCAGTAACTTTTACCGCATCCAGGAGGACCTGTGACAATGAGTGGGGTATGGTCCATTTACTCATCATAATAACGGACGTGTTTATGCTCTGCGAGTTCCATTGCGGGAGCGATGTTTACGAGGTGTACGATGTTTACGTTTTACACTTCGTACACGACGTGCGCTTCCTTTTAACAATGGAGTATCTTCGCGCTCCTCTTCGTTCTCCTCGTTCTTTTTTCTTGCCATTACATTCTTCAGTTCATTCATGACTTCTTTCCTCTTTCTAGTCATCTCTGCTTCATTTATGATCTTTTTCTCTAATTTTCCTTCTTTTTCTGCCTGCTCTTTACTACGACCAGACAGGGAGTTTATTAACACTGCACCAACTGGCACTGCTGCTAAGACAATTGCAATGATTGTCCATTCTCGTGTGTCGGGCATTATATTACCACATTAGAATTTATCAGTATGACTTGCATCTTATGCTCTGCGAGTTCCATTGCGGGAACGATGTTTACGAGGCGTACGATGTTTACGACGGGATCTTCCTCCTGTGTGATTTTTTAACACAGGTGCCGTATCTGTCTCATTAGTCTTATCACTGCCAAATAGTGCAGTTATCACGCCGCCAACTGCAAACCTGACTCCTACTGCTACTGCTGCTACTACTCCTAATGCGGATACCACCAATATTGCACTAACTCCACTATTTCCTTGGCTGGCCATTATACTACCACAATAGAAATTATCAGTATGATTAAGATTGTAGTAATAGATGTTTTTATGCTTTACGAGTTCGATGTTTACTTTTTTTAGAATGTGTACGTTGTTTACGACGGGTGCCTCCAGATGCTTGCGATGATGCTTGTTCGGGTACTTTCTCGTATCCTTGTGCGGAAGACGCATTGTTTGGCGTCGTCATTTTGCTATAAGCTACTGCTCCTCCTCCAATGACAACAACTGTTGCTAGTAAACCCAACATCATAGATCCAAACAATTCAGTCGTTCCTTGAGACGAATTATTTAACGCATTGGTCGTAGCATTAACGACTGGCAGAGGCATTATACTACATATCTTTATTATTTCTTAGTGTTACTACAACAAGAAATAATGGATTAATGATATTTAATCTTTTTGACGGAACAAGGAACGAAGAGTTACACCCAAGATCACCGCTGCACTAACTACACCCACGCCCCATAGGCTACGCGAATGGCGCGATATCCACGTATTATGTTCTTCTGGATTCTGATCGGGGTGTTCGATAACAGCGTCGGGCTCAGTATTGCCAGGAATGTGTTGCTCGGAAGACATTGTTGACTACTATGATGTTTTACACAGTCTTTAGATTGAATTCTTTTGAAGAATCGCCACATAAATGCCATTATGCCACGCCCTTTGTTCAGGACTGCCAAAAATCACATCACGATCGTTAAACGTCGTTCGAATCTCTTTGCTGTATAGCGTTTTCAGATTCAGATGCTGAAATGACTCGAGTGTTCCTTCGCGAACGTGTCGCCAATTCCAATCATCCACGATAAAGACAAAAGTATTATCCAGACAATCATAAAAATGCGTGAGAGCGCGAGAATGATTTTCCTTGGAGTGTTCACCATCGTACATATAAATATTAAAAGAGGGAAGTGATTCGACATCCACTTGATAGCAATCTTTCTCGATGAAAATGGCATAATTGTCTCCCTTGTATTTCTTAAAATTCTGAATAAATTCCGTCTTGGGTCCGCCAAACTGGCTCCAATTATCAATGCATACTACCTTTGCTTGATTACCACACATAGCAGAGCAAACAGACGATCCCTTCCACGTTCCAATCTCCAAATAGCGCGCATCATTGCGATTCAACAGATTGTTATAAAAATGGCGTGTCTTGATACCCGACATTCCCTCCATATCAATAATCTCCTGTGTAATCTTGGATTCACCCCTCTCTGCTTTCTCGAATGCCTGTTCCACGTGTGTACGAAGTTCTTCCATTTGACATTCTATCTTTCTCGATCTTTAGATTCTAGCGGCTTGATGATAAGTACTGACGGTATTCGCGCACCGCGGCATCATCGATCTCTGCATTCTTGTGAAGGCTTTGCATGAGGGGATTATTCTCCACGGCCTCGATCGCGGAATAAGTATTTCGCTCACGACTCACGTCCAGGTGGAGAGGGACACGATACTCTACACGACCAATGTCACCCACACCAGGTGTAATGTCCATCGAGCGGTTAACCGCAAGTGCACGATCATTCATGATATCCGCATCGAGCTTCTTCGATAATTGACGACCAGGATCACCATTGAAGGTGGCAGATGATCCCGAGCCAGCAATCGGTTTGCGCCCACGAGCGATCTGTTCCTTATTCGGGTTCGTGCGCATGTTGTATGCAGCGGTTGGATCCATTGCGTCCGACCACGCTCCATTTCCTCCTGGACCTGTCCAAGATAGACCCGCAGAAAGCTGTGACTTCTGTGTTGGGCGTGCAATGTCATCTGGGTCATATACCTTTAGACGTTCAGGCGCGGTACCCGCTGCCATAATTCCCATACGATCCAGATAAATGGTAGATTCCTTCACGGTCGTGCGCGCAATGTCCTTTGGATCCCACACCGTAATCGCCGCCGCCCGATCGACATGTGTGTAGGGTGTACCTGTCATACGAATGTTTCCAATGGTCTCACTGCGACGAGTAGGGCGCGAATCGTCTGAATAACGTGACATACCGAGACCATTGTCTGCAGGAACAGCGTTCAATGCCATCACACGCTCTGATGTCTCATTGCGCTCATTGGGGCGAATTTCGATGGCGGACTTTCCATAATCAGCCTTATCCGCGCCCGTATCATTGGTATAATAACTAGTCATATCCGCATTACGATATCCCGCACCACCGTATTGTTGTGCGGTGGGCGCACGATACGATCCTGTCACATAACTTTCACCAAAATCCTGAGAAGAGGCCACACCTTCATACTCTACGGACGTTTCCGGACGGACCGTGTGAGGCATAATCTGAGTCGAACGAACCGTTTCCTTGATCAGATCTCCAGTCGTTGTAAAAAAGCGCTCACCCGTTTCATCAATGTAAAAGGTATCTGGCTTGTATCGACGAACTTCACCGATGTCTTTTAGTTCCGCGTTCGATCCAATAAAGTGTTGACCAGGGACCATTGGTTTATCGTACGTCTCCTTCGGATTCGAGAGGACACGTAACTCATTGGTATCTTTCGGACGCATGATTTCGTTAATCTCCAATTGCTGAAATCCACCCTTTCCGTTCATTCCAAATCTCTCTCCAAGACCTGCGCCCACTTTGGTAGGTTCAAATGGACGCTCTCCATTACGCACAACTGGCGCGTTCGATGCAATGCGTGATTGAAAGAATTCTGTATTGTCCTCCATGCCGTTGGGATTTCCATAGGGTGCGCGCGATGTCTCAAACATGTTCTCCACTTCACGCTTCTTCATTTGCATGGATCCTGAACCATTGTACATATCAAGGACACTCGTATTGGACTGAGGGGCAATGTTTTGCTTGATGCGGCCACCAAAAAAAGGCTGCATATTGTTATGTTTGTATTCAGATGATACGATCCGTTGACCGGATAATGGGCTAATCACATAATCGCTGTCCATGTAATTGGGGCTCGCTTCCGTATTGTCAGAACGATATTCCGTCATGGGAATGTTTGATTCAATGGGAGAGGGCGATGGTTGCGTACCCGGGAGGAATCCTGGTGCGTAGGGTGGCTGGTTTGTGGCGTATCCAAGTGCTGTGCCGTATGGACCTGTACTAGGTTCGGACGGATAGGTTTGACCGTTTGGCATTTGATACATCATGTCCAGCTCGGGTCCAAATCCAGTGGCGGCGGCCCCTTTCGGGGCAATCGTTAAAGCATCGCCATTCGGTCCACGTGACGCTGGCAAGAACCCTTCACGGCTCATTTGTTGACGAAAAAGTGGCCCTGTGTGATCGGTGGGTGGAAGCGTTTGCGATGATGGGATAGAAGAGGGATCTTGTTTCTTTTTTTGGCCGGTCTTAGAGACCATAAAGCCTAATCCGAGGAGTCCAGCGAGAGCGGCTACTTCCATACTATCAGTTTCTCCCTTTAATTTTTTGATAAAAGGCGACAGGCTTGATTCTCAGAACATAAACCAAATCGTACCATAAAGATTCAGAAATGTCGATCGAAGTAACATTAGAACAAGTTGCTCCCTATTCTACAGGGAAAACAGTATGGACAACCGTTACTAATTATGGGTATCGACTCTATACATTGAATATGCTGAAAAGTCTCGCTCCATTTGGCCTGGATCGGTCGGTATTGATCCTTTGTCTGGATAAGAACTCTGCGGAGTGGTTTACGAAAAGAGGGTATCATGTGATCACTGCAACCGATACACACTCTACGCACGCTACACATGAACGATTTTGTGCCTGGAATACAAAAGGGTATGATCGGATCTGTTATTTGAAGCTGGAATGGATCTTTCGTATTCTTTCTCTGAACATGAATATTTTGTTGATCGATGGCGATATTGTATTTCGAAAGAATCCGATCAGCGATCTTCAGAAATGGGAGGCGAATGATCAGATTGACGTATGGATCCAAAATGATTCACAAGATGATCGGAACACGAATAATCTCTGCACGGGGTATCTTTTTATTCGCTCCCATCCGAAAATGATTCAATTATACGATTGTGTTTCCAATGAAGGAAAACGCAAATATGAAACGTGTGCATTTGATAATAACGATCAGACGTACTTCAATACATTTGTAAAACCATTCTCACGGGTTCAACCATTGTCATTGGAGCAATATCCAAATGGGAAAATGTATTATGAGAATACAGATCGGATCAATGAGACCGCGATCATGGTTCATTTTAATTGGGTTCATGGTCATATGAAATTGGTCAACATGAAGCGTTATAAAATGTGGCTTCTAACACCAGACGATGAGTCTAGATAGAGCGTTCGTGATAGACAAATTTTTCTGTATATGTGTTCATTTCTTTGTAATGTTCATCAAGAGTATTACTGGATGGACAACATAACATATAAGAAAAACAACCATATACCATATCAATTATTGTTTGTATCATTCTATTATGGTAGTATGATACAAAATGGAAATACACATATGCCTAACGCATGTCCTTTTCGTGACCAAGTTCTGAAATGGGCGGCTGCTGAGAGGGAGTAAAGCACGATTTTTGACGATGGGTGTTATATTTCTCTTTGTCCAAATCGCGTGTCGGGATAAAGAAATCAAATGGCGTCTCAAATGTCTCCTGGGGATTATGGAAAAGAGGCTGCCATCGGTTCCACCCAGTGGCACGAAGAGTGCAAGGCGGATCGACAAGACGAGCAAAGGTGAGTGGGACGACTTCGTCCTCTGCGTGCCTCAAACTGCGCTGATGATTACGATTTGTGTCGGGGTCATACTGACCCGCGTCGCAGCGAATTTTACTTCCGAGCCGATCAATGCCTTTCAGATCCGATTCTACATCTGTTTTCCATTCACCCTCTACCCACGAGGCGCCGCTTTTCTGAATACGAGTGGTCGCATTGACAGGAAAAGTCGTTGGGCAATTTGCAGCGGGAGGATTTAAATAATAACGGGCGGCATAGGATGTGATGCGCATGTCATCGACTTGATGAAATGGATCATGTCGAAGACGGGTTAAGGCTTGTTGGGCACACGGGGCGGCCATTCTTCTTACCCTTTTTATAAAAATATTAGATTGATGCGCATGGCTTAATATTTCTCGGGTCTAACGCATACTTCATTCACCATCGGTGCAGGAGCCATCACAGCTGGATAGGCGATCATTTGATAGACCGGTAAGTGAACCGACTGAACATCGATCTTGATCGCGCCCTTTGTGTTGTCTCGGACAATCTCTTTTTGATCACGCTGCAGGGGCTGGTACTGTCTTGATGGACAGAACGTATTCGGAATATGAATCCCTCTCAAATCTGATTCGAGATCAACCATATTCCCCTTGATCAGACTCACTTCGTTTCCTCCCACTAACCCGAGAATATGTCGTTGGGGTAAAGGGTGAAGTTGCTGTGACACCAATTCATTGTAATGTTGCGGGTTTTCTTTTTTCTCCCAATGAGAGGATAATAGCGGACCGTATGCTTCGTCGATATTGCTAAGATAGTGGGCCATACTAATCCATCCGATGTAAATTAATTCATAAAAATTGACGAATCAAATCGCCAGATATCAAAAATCGACCTGCTATTCAAAATGTCTCACATTATTATCTCCCTGGACGGAAACATCGGTGCCGGTAAATCCACGCTGCTTGCTGAAATCCGCAAATCCATTCCCGAACTCCGCGTGGTAGACGAACCCGTTGGACAATGGACCGCGTTGAAAAATGATTCTGGAAAAAATCTATTGGAACTCTTCTACGAAGATAAAAAGCGATGGGCGTATACCTTTCAAAACTGTGCCATTCTAACCCGTCTGAAGAACATCAAAGAAGCTGTAGAAGACTTGGATGCAAATGGAAAGGGCTCTCAAGTGATTTTGACGGAGCGATCAGTACTCACTGATAAATATGTATTTGCTCAAATGCTACGCGATTCAGGCGATATGGACGCACTTGAATGGGAACTGTATGACAGCTGGTTCTCGATTTTCAGCAAACAACATCAAGTCAATGGTATTATTTACCTTTCCACGAGTTCCACGACTTCCAAGGATCGAATTAACATTCGAAATCGTCAAGGCGAAGACCGAATTCAGTTGGACTATTTGGATGCTCTCGACCGTCAGCACAAACAATGGATTGAATCGACCGATATTCCTGTATTAACACTCTCCACAGAACCTGGTGCTTCTCTGGAGAATAATTTACAACACATTCGTGACTTTATTCAACAACTCAAAAATAATCAATAGGCAGTAGTAAATGAGTTGCGATTTGTCCTACTAGATCTTTTTGATGTAGAATTTCTAGTTAACATCGCATTTCGTTCTTGCTGCTGTAATTGTTTTGCTTCATCTTCTTCTTGTTTTTCTCTAAGAAGTGCCACCCGCTGTTCACGACGTTGACGCTGGCGCTCCTTTTGAGCATCGCGCTGTGCGCGACGTTCATCCTCTTTCTCTGCCCGTAGAGCACGTTGCTGGATTCGACGCTCCTCTCGGAGTGCATTACGATCCTTTTTTCTCGCTTCTAATTCCCGACGTTTCGCATTACGCGTTGCATTACGCATCGCACGTGCCTCATTGCGCTCTTTTCGTATTCTTTTTCGTATGTTTCTGGTTTCATTGCGTAGACGTTGACGCTCGCTCTTTTGTCGTCGTTTCAAGCTTTCTATTTGACGAACCACATTTTGGCGTAAACGATATTGCTCTGCTGCATTCAATGTAGGCTCTCTCTGCTCCATAGCAGGCACTCTCTGCTCCATTCTCCGCAATGATCGACGTCTGTTTTTACGAGTCGAACGATCCATATTCTATTGTACGATCATAAATTATCCATAATCAATAGCCAATCGTACAAATTAACAATTAACATCACGGAGATACGAACGCGATGGGATTCCACCATTAATCCATCCTTCCGCTGCAAGCTCGGGGATGATATTCTTCGGATTCTGGATATTGTTCTTCAGCACGGGGATCATCGGGGTGTACTGCTGCGAGAAGAACTGCTCTGAGACTGTACCGCATTCCTTGCCCATGCGCACCTGTTCTGAGTGAAGCAAGAGACTCTCCACATCACGTGACGGGTTACCGCCTTGCATGAAAGGGACAGTTAAGAAGGGGCGTGCCTGAGGGCGAATCTGACAACGGTTGTTCTTGAACGCAATCTGGTTACGAAGAACAGAGTCCGCATCAATTGCCGCATTGTTGAATCCGAATCCCTCGCGAGGGTACATCAAGAGCTGCTCTGAGGCAACAGGGTTCACGCCGGTAGCTTTAGGTACAAGATTTGTAGTCTGGTAACGACCGGGTCCAACAGACTGTGAATAAAATGATTGAATTCCACAAAGGTCATCTCGGGAGTGAGTGAGTCGGTTAATCTCCATGATATCTACACGAATGCACTATAAAAAATATAGAATAAACATGATGTATCAAAATACGTATCGGAACATACCCTATTAGTGGCGTGTTCCGTAGCGAATAGGGATGATTATATCGTATTTCATTTACGCATCCTGATTTAACCATGGCAAGTGGATTGCATCCGACCCTGATACACATGCGGCGCGGCCGCCTTCTTTGCATGTTTTTCCAGGAATCTTGTATAGCCAATCAGCAAAAGACCCCTGATCATTTGGCACGGTAGTAGATGGCTGTGTAATAAATTGACGCTGGCCCTGAGTCTTTCCGAACACATCGGTGGGATCAGAAAACCACTGAACGCGGAAGAAATCATCCATTGTCTGCTTCACGGTCGGATTGCCAACCGTCGCCGCTTCAGGCCGATCCGGATTATACTTAATCTCATCCAACAACACATTCATAAACAAATTGCGTGAGGTGGGCGGCGTATAATCTGGAAGAGAAGAACCGGCATAAGGGGCGGCATCTACTTCGGCCATACCGATTGGCTCGCCCACGGGCTGTACGCTTCCTTTGGATGATCCTCCGTTCACAAAATGCTCACTCAGTTGGGGCACTTCCACACCAGTGGGAGCAACTGGATCAACTGTTGTAGTATAGGGTAACTCGTAATAGCTATCTGCTGTTTTATAAGGTGTGCCTTTTTTGGAAGGCGTATCTTTATCACAAGGAGGGCTGATAGGGACAGGTGTAGTGATCACGATCGCAACGGCAGTGATTGTGCCAAACAGAACTGCAATAAGTAAAGCGGGCAAGCCGCCTGCCACGCTGGCAATCATTCCCAAAAAGAGTGACAATAAGACAAGCCGGGCGACAAAATTTACAGTCGAGTGTTCACACATAGGCCGGTATTGTAAACTTAAATTTTGAAAAAGGACCGACGGTTCGGCCCAGAATGACGGCTCACATTCTTTCTTCTTCTCACTCATTCCTAACCCTTATCGACTTTATTTCTTATCAGTGTTTGCGCCCTGTCGCTTCTTTTCTAGCTTTTTACGTAACCGGTCACGCACCGTTGCCATACGAGCACTTCCCTCCTTTCCTGCTTTGCGAGCGATGTCCATGTCCTCCATACCAAAAGCACTCTTGATTCCTCCCATCATATCAACAAAACTGGAGTTGCTTGAAAATTCCTTCATCAACTCTTCCGCCTCACGCGCAATCTCTTGAGGCGAAATGGCACCCGACTGAACTTTCTGCTGAAGGCGCTTTCCAATCTTCGCAATCGTCTTTTGAATGATTCCTGGGTTATTGGAAAAGGTAGAAATCAGGATGTTAAAAGCCCGGGACGGGTCCTTCTCGCAATCCTTCATCATTTCAGGCGAAATCCCCAAATCCTCAGGAGTGATGTCCTTCACCATCTCTTGTGCCAGCTTTGCGAGATGACCCTTCAGAAATCGCTCAGGGAGTTTTGGGAACCCATTCTCAAACATACCCTTCAAATCGGGCATTCCCTTTCCTGAACCCGCCGGTTCATTGGAGCCATCATCCGGCTTGAAGAACTTCATGAATTTGCCAATGATATCTGAAAAATCAACACTCTCCAGTTTCTTTTTCATTTCATCCATCGCATCGTTCATCCATTCTGGTTTGGCATCGCTAAATCCCGCCTCCATAAAACAACAAATCGAAAGAATTCGAACGTGCTCCCAAATGGCTTTCTTCGAAGTGTCCGACAAACAGGCCCATACGCTATCCGCCACTGTCACGCCTGGAAGGATCGTACTTGGATTCTTCGCGTGATCAGCAGAGTCTCCTCCAAGTGTATTTGATACTTTAACCTCCTCCTGAAACCGTTTAAGACGGGCATCCGAATCCAGAGCGGAGGCGGCCTGAATCTGCGCCGTATATTCTGGAAGGGCGCCCAAAACATCCTCTACGAATTCATTGTATTTGGTCTGAAAGACTGATGGTTCCGTAGCTGAAGCCATGATTCTTCTTATGTATTACTAAAAACCGTTTCAATTAACTCGCAGTAGACTTCTACACGCCCCCTTTGTTAGGCGGTAGCCTTTTCCGCTAGAACACAAAGCACTTTCAAATACTGCCAGATAACTTCCTGATTCTTTGCACCCATCGTATCCCAGTACTTGTCAAAGATAGAGAGCGCCGAAATCATTTCATTGAACTGTGTGGAAATCTTGTGTTGGGCGATCTGGCGAAAGAGCGGGGCGTTGCGTTCATAAATTGCCGTACCACAATCTTTGTAGACATGCTCGAGGAAGAGATCCAGAATCAGACGGGGATTGATCTTTTTAGCACCCTTCACCGCTTCCGTTGCCATCTTGATTTCCTTGTCATCCGGAAAGGTCTGGCACATTTCGTCAAACAGGTTTACAAGTTGGGTGTTAAATGCGCTTAGAATCGACATCTACTATGGTATTAACCGGATATTTGCTTTAGATTGTTAGAGACGAGTCAGAATAATTCTTCGCTGGATTTGTCGAAGTAATTTCTTACATTTTCTCCAAGTATGTTCCCATAGTTCTACATAACGATATCCTAAGGATATACAAGTGTCTCTCTTCTTTAATGTATTTTCGTATAATTGCCCCATGGTACATTTTGTACGTTCGTTCATTGTAGATGTTAGAAATATTTTAGGATTCCCGTGCCAATAATCGCCGTGAAATTCATAAATCGTGCGAGTAGACGGATCATATCCATCGGCGAAATAGGGTGTATTTGGTATGTGATATTCCAATTCAAGCAATGGACACGATGCTTGAATCATACAAAGCCATTCGTGTGATATCTTAGAGATTCTTCCTAATCGAGTACAGCGTGGACACCCTTTGCCATTTATGTGAGCACACGGCGTCTGTCTAAATATCCCATGTTTTGAGCATGATATAGTAATAATTGTAACATAATTTTTATATTCCATGTAGGTATAATCATATAGATTTCCATATACAGCTTTAAACTTTTGTGTTATTTCATCGATAGTATATCGTCTTGCATTTCCAACATCTCTTGTGCTACATTTTTTACAACCAGAACCATGTAAATGTCCAGATGCAAATTGATGAAATATACCATGTTCTGGACATATAATACGTACACGTGTGTCTGAGTTTATATATTCTGTAATAGAGTAATCATATTTATCATTATGTATATTTTTAGATTCTTTTATAAATTCTTCAGTTGTTTTATTTTTTTGATTTGCTCTATAGTTAATAGCGCATATACTACAACCATTTCCACGTACATGGTTATTCGGCTGTTGAGTAAATTCACCGTGCTCTGAACATATAATGATAACTTTTGTACGACTGTCAATATATTTAACTTTACTATAATTGTATCTACTGCCGTGTGTAGTAATTGCTTGATCGATAAATTGTTCCTGTGTATTTCGTTGTGATATTATCGTTTGTTCTTTTGCACACTTCCTACAGTCTTGTTTTTCAAGATGATGCCTCGGCGTTACTTCAAATTCACCATGTGTCCTACAAATAATAATAATTTTTTTGTTGCAATGTATATAATTTGTTTTGCTATAATCGTATTTTGTACCGTGTACAGCGATAGCTTTCTCAATAAAACTTTTCGTAGTATATCGTACCATTTGATTACTTTTTATTCCTAGAATGAAATCAAATTTTATTACTTTACTTAACATTATTGACGAGCGACACTTTTTTTTATTCCCTGATCTCTCTGTGCAAGAAACGATTGCATCTGTTGATCCAATAATTCTTCCTTTTTACTTCTCTTGGCATTGGAATTGGTGGTCTGAAAGTTTGATGCCTCTCGAGTTCCTACGCTATCACTTCCGCCGAGAAAAGCAAAGTTATGCATCATACTTAGGCCACCTGTTCCACCGGTTGTTGTGTCCGCGCCGATGAAAGAATAAGAATCGCCGTATCCTCCTCCCATTTCCATATCTAAGTATGGCTCCGGCTCTGCCGGACCCTGACTGCCTCCTCCGTTCCCACCTTTGACGCCACCTCCATCTTTCATTTTGCGTTCGTATAACCAATTCATCACTTCGGCATTTGTTCGTGGTTCGGGTTCACCCGAAATGACAAGTGTCGGAGTCTGTTTGAGCCAGCTAGGAAGAGCGGGACGATTGGGGCCCGGATCTACACAAATGAATCGCAATTCCTGATGATAATTTGTTTTTGAGATTTCTTCGATAAATGCTTTTGACCATTCGCACCGGTTTGAATAGAACAGAATATGAATGGGAGCGGGGCGACTCATCCTTTTCTTCTGTACGAACGAATCGGTATCCGCTTGAACGCAAATGATAAAATTGATGGAAATGGAGTTCGGAAGGTAGGGTA